GCAAGGTAAAACAAAAAGAATATATGAAATAACTATTAGATTGTTTGAAACTGTAGGTGTTGAAGTAGGACCAGACTTAAATAACATGGAAAGAATACCTTTCAGATCATCTGCCAATCCGATGAACGAAGGTATTGCACCATTCACAGGTGATAAAGAAGTTGAATTTAGAGGAAACTACGATACAGATGGTTTTATAGTGGTAAGGCAAACACAACCTTTACCTTTAACTGTTTTATCGGTATACCCAAGGTTAGTAACAAATGATGGATAACATACTACATATAGTGCCATATACTGCACAACATGGACAATTTATATTATCTCAACAAATGAACCATAAGGTATTAGAAGCAGACAGACATTATATTAATGTTGATGGCGATGCCAAAAACTTAGAACAAGATCATTTAGCATTTACTGGTTTAGCAGATAACAAACCTATCTTTGCTGCAGGTATGAAAATGATTTGGGGTCAAGTAGCTGAAGGTTGGGTTATAGCAACAAGCGATATGTGGAAGTATCCATTAGGTGTAGCAAGAGCAATCAAAAAAGATTTTGCAAGAGTTGCTAAAGAAAATAATATTGTAAGAGTTCAAACTGCAATTAGAAAAGATTTTAAACAAGGTCAAAGATTTGCAGAGTGGTTAGGTTTAGAGAACGAAGGTTTAATGAGAAAGTTTGGTTTTGATGGAACAGACCAATACAGATATGCGAGGATATTCTAATGGGAGCAGCAGCACCAGTATTTACAGCAGCTATAGGTATTGCTCAATATCAAGCACAAGGAAAAATTGGCAAATATAATCAAAGTGTTAATAATAGAAAAGCTGAAGTATTAGATAATCAAGCCGTTCAATTAGAAAAAAAAGCAGAATTTGATATAGCTCAATTTAATAAATCATTTAAAAAAATAGAGGGAGCAACAAAAGTAGCAACTGCAAAGTCAGGTGCTGTAATTGATAGCGGTAGTGCATATTATGTTTCTTTATCAAATGCTTATGAAGCTGAATTACAAAGAAATTTAATTAATTATAATGCTAAGATAGCTGCAGATAATAAAAGAGAACAAGCAAACTTTGCAATAATAGAAGGTCAAATGGCTAGAAACGCAGCTAAACTAGCTCAACTACAAACGATTGCTACAACAGGAACAAGTTTACTTTTAATGAATAAAGGGAGTAGAATAGCATAATGCCAAAATTACCAACATTTCAAGCAGAAGGTTCAGTTAGTCAATTAGCTGGAACTACAACTGGAACTCAAGTTCCTTTGACACAAACTTTAGGCACTGCTTTAAAACCAATTACTGATCTTGTTGTAAAACAGAAAGTTCAAGAAAAAAATTTTGAAAATAAAACTGAAGCATTAAAACTTGAAAATGATTTTGTTACTGACATGGCTAAAGTTTATGACAAAGTTAATGTTCTTGAAAATAAAGATCAAGCTCAATCAATTTTAAAAGAAGAATCAGATGCTTTAATTGCTTCTTATGGTGATAAAGCAACAAACAGTAATGTTAAAACATTATTTAATAATTCAGCTTTATCTGAAGTACAAAAAGGAATATTTAGAGTTAATACACAAATATCAAAAAATATTTTAACTAGCTTACAAAATGAAGTTAATAAAAAAGAAGAAAGATTATTAGCAAACGCTTTTTTAGCAGAAGGTGATTTTGACTATGCTGTTCTTGCAACAGATTTAGAAAAATTATACAAAGATAATTATGATGGAAGAATACCTAATGCAAATTTAAAAGCATTAATAGATAATATTCCTTCTACGATTCAAATTTTTGAAGCAACTAAAGGAATATCTGACAATCCAAGATCAACTTTAATAGATTTAAAAGATGCAGATAAATTTAAAGATATTTCTTTAGAAAAAAGATTAGACCTTATTGATGATGCTAAAAAAACTTTAACACCTGTTATTCAAGAAGAGTTTACCAATTACATTGCTGCTGCAAACAGAGGTAAAAAAATAGAGTTTGATATTGCATTTGCAAAAGAAGTATTACCAGAAAAACAATATAATAATTATTTAAAAAAATATAATATTGCTACAGAAACTGTAGCAGATGCTGCTGTTCTTAATTCAATACCTTTAAAAGATTTATCAACAACTTTAGAAGCTATCATTAATACTAAATATGAAAAGTATGGCGAAGTAGATGCACAGGCACTTGAAAATAATTTAAAAACTATTGTATCTACAAGATTAGAAGAAATGAAAACTGATCCTGTTAATTTTTTAATAGGAACAAATGATGATATTAAAAATGCTCTTGAAGAAATAAATTTAATATCAGACAACGATGAACTTAGACAAAAGAAAAAATTAGAATTTACAAATTTAGTATATGAAACTCAAGTTGAAATGGGTGTACCAAACTATGAAATACAAGTAACATCTATTAGTGAAGCTCAAAGTTTTGTTGAGCGGTATATGAACGCTGATGAAGGTCAGAGATTAGCTTTATTACAAAATGCAGAAAATGAATTTGGTGAGTTTTTTTCAAAAGCAATGAATGAATATTCTGCACAAGGATTACCTATTACTGCAGAACTATCTGCTTTTTTTGTAAATCCTAATCTAACTAAAAAATTTTTAAGTTTTGATTCTAAAAATGAGCAGGATAGATTAAAAACATTATTAGTAAATGAAGGAACTTCTTTTACAAAAATAAGAAAAGATGTTTTTGATGGTCTTGCAGATTTTAGTGAAGTGGTAATGTTTGCTAATAAATTTGATACTTCTACTGCAGCAGATAAATTAGATAGAATAGTAGAAGTTTTAACTTACTATGCTGCTAATGAAATGAGAAGCGGTGTTTCCTCTAAAACAACAGCAGTAAACAATGCAACAGCTTTAATAAAAAACAATTTTAGATTAGAAGAATCTTATTTTATTCCAAAAATTTATGATGGTTCAAGATTAAGTGAAAGACAAGTAGATTTTGTTGTAGAAAAATCTAAAAAAACTTTAGAATATTTAGATGTGTGGGGTGTTGTTAGTTTTGGTTCTAAAGATGATACTATTGGTCAATTAGAACTCGATACTGATATGAAAGATCAAATGATTACAAATGGAAGATGGGTAAACAATACAGATGGTACAGGTATCATATTTGGTATTGTTATGAACGATGGTTCTTTTGCTCCTATATTTAATGAAGATAATCAAACATTAGAAATTATGTTTAATGATGATAGTTACACATTGCCAAACACAGATATTGAAATGGATTTTACTAAGAAAAGAATAATTAAGGATTATGGAGATTAATGGCTCAAATTGGTTTTGGAATAAATACAAATGATACTGCTCAAGAAAGCGGTTACGATCAATTCACACTTGGTCTTGGTGAAACTTTAAAAGCAGTTGCAGCAGATAACTGGAAATTTAATCCTTTATCATCTATATCAACTTATAGAGATTTACAAACTGCAAGAGATGAAGCATTTAAAGATAAAGCACCTTTGTTAGATAGACAAGATTTAAACACAGAATATAAAGAGTTAGGTTTATTTTTTGAGCAAGATGAACCGCAATCAGTTGTTGATTTAATTGTAGATCAAAAAAAAGAAGAGCTTAGAAGGCAAGATATAATTAACAGAGGTCAAAAAGGTATACTACCGGGAACTGCAAAATTTATAACAGGATTAGGAGTTAGTTTTTTAGACCCAATAAATATTGGTGTTTCATTTATACCCTTTGTCGGTCAAGCTAATTTTGCTAGACTTGCTGCAAGAACAGGATTTACAACAGCAAGATTAACTAGAGGTGCTGTTGAAGGTGCGATTGGTACAACTTTAATAGAGCCATTAATTTATAATGTAGCTCAATCAGTACAAGCTGATTATGATTTAACAGATTCTTTTTTAAATATTACTTTTGGAACTATCATAGGTGGTGGACTTCATGTGGGTGTAGGTAAATTAAAAGATTTAAACACAGCTAGAAAATTTAAAAAGAGAATGAAAAAAGCTGGTACACCTGATGAACAATTAAATCTTTACAAAGAGTATTATCCTGAGAACGCACCTATAATGAAAAAATTAGCTGAAACATCACCAGAAACAAGAAGATTACTATTAGCTAAATCTGTTGGTGATTTGATGATAGAAAAACCAGTTGATGTTACACCTATTGCAGCAAAAGACCCTGTATTAAAAACTGATTCTTCTGTTCCTCAACCTCCTGATCCTGCTATTAAAACACAACCAAGAAAAATGGCAGTAGATCAAAATGATCTTACAACAGTAGAAAACACAACAGTTAATAAAACATCAAAACAAACAGATTTAGAAATAGAGGCTTTAAATACACAACTAGAAACTTTAAAAGCAAGAAAAGAACAAGAAAATTTTAAATTTGATGAAGAACAAGAACAAGTTAGAGAAGCAACAAGAGATTCAGATGAATTAGATGCAAATGATAAGGAGTTAGATGGTATTATAAAAGATACTGTTAATTGTGTAAATGGCAGATAAGTGTTTAATAAGATTAGAAAATTTACTTAGAGGTTCTTCTGTAAGAGGTAATCTTAAAGATGAAATATTAAGTACAATTAAAAAAGTACAAGCAGAAAAAAAAATATCAAAACTAGATGATATTAATGTTGATGCCATAGCTAAAGATGTCAAAGAACAAATAAAATTACAAAAAAGAATCAATAAAAGAAACGCTATAGAAAATGAAATAAAAGTAAGAAATCTTACTGAGTATGTTTATGAAAATTTTAAAGGTGAAGAAGATGAGGGTTTAATTTCTATATTAGTTGGTTCAAACAGACAAACAGTTGGTGCAAGAGAAAGTGTAGCCACACAACAAAATTCTGCTGTAAATAATTTAATAACAGGATTTAACGCAAAACTTAGAGAAGCAGGACTTGATGATTTTTTTGCTAAAATGGATAAAGATACTCAAAGAAGAGTTGCAAATGTTATGTTTGAATTAAGTCAAAGACAAACTGATATTGAAAAACGAACTGGTATCAAACCTCCTGTAACTGAAAAAAATCAACAAATAGTAAAATTAGGTGAGATTATGGAAGGTTGGTCAGAAATGATTAGAACAAAGTTAAATGATAGAGGTGCTAATATTGGAAAACTTTGGGGATATATGGTCCGACAATCTCACGATCCTTTTACAGTTAGAAACGCTGCAGAAGTTTTAGGTATAAAAAATATAGAACCTGACCCTAGTTTAAAAAATAAAAAAGATATTAATTATAATAAAAATTATACAGCTTGGAAAAATTTTGTAATGGAAAAATTAGATAAAGAAAGAACATTTGCTGGTGTAGATGACATAGATGAGTTTATGGATTTTGTTTATAACTCAGTAGTAAAAAATCAATATGTTAAATCTGATGGTTCTGCTTACACTTATGGTGCAACTGTAAAAAAAGATGTTGCAAGAGATGTGTCAAATAAATTTAAAAGAGTTTTACATTTTAAATCTGCTGATGATTGGTTTGCTTACAATGATAAGTTTGGTGCTGGTAATTTAAGAGAAGCTATGTTTTCTGGCATGCAGACAGCAGGAAGAAATATAGGTATTATGGATATTTTAGGCACGAAACCACAACAAGCGTTTGACCAAATAAGAAAATCTGTTGGTTCTAAAATAACAAAAGATAAAAGATCAACAGAAAGTTTAAAAAGCGATGCTAAATTTCAAAAATATTTTAATGTAGTTGATGGAACAATATTTAGTGTAGATAATTTTGCTTTAGCTAAATATTCAGCTATTGCTAGAACGATTGCCTCGCTTGCTAAACTTGGAGGTGCAACTATTTCTGCTGCGGCTGATATAGGTTTATACGCATCCGAACTAAGATATCAAGGTAGAAGTTTTTTAGGTGGTATGTTTGAAGCTATGAGCAATTTAGCTAAAATTAAAAATAAAAAAAAAGCAAAAGATATTGCTGAAAGTTTAGGTTTTGTTGCAGATAATACTATCTATGATATTGCTGGAAGATACCAAGTAGGAGATGTTCAAAGTAAAGGTTGGAGCAAACTTCAAAGAACTTTCTTTAAATTAAATTTACTCTCTTGGTGGACAAACACTTTAAAAGAAGGTGTTATGTTAAGTCAAGCAAACTATTTTGCAAAACAAAAAAATTTAAAATTTGATTCTTTAAATCCTGCGATAAAAAATTTATTTAAACAATATAATATTGATTCTACTAAATGGGATGTCATTAGAAAAAGAACAATGGTAAATGCAGATGATGGTAAAGAATTTTTAAATATACAAAGTTTAGATAATATGAGTGATGCTGAAGTAAAAGCAGTTACAGGTATTGATAATTTAACAAAAAGACAAATAGATATAGAAAGAGATAAATTTAAAACTGCTGTATCAGGTTTACTTTTAGATAGATCAGTTTATGCAGTTATAGAACCAGATGCTAGAGGTAAAGGTATACTTACAGGTGGTAGAATGGCTGGTACAGGAGCTGGTGAAGCATATAGATTTATAAGTCAATTTAAAGCGTTTCCATTTGCTATAATTCAAAAAACATTAAGTAGAGAAATGTCATTTTTTAGAGGACCAAACAAACAAATTATGAGAGGAATAACTGGTTTAGGAGCTGTAATAGTAACTTCTGGTTTTATGGGTTATTTATCTATGACAGCAAAAGATTTAATTAAAGGTAAATCACCAAGAAAATTAAGTCGTAAAACTATAAAAGCTGCTCTGTTACAAGGTGGAGGTTTAGGTATATATGGTGATGTATTATTTCAAGAAACAAGACAAGGAGCTGAAATTATAGGTTCTTTATTAGGACCAGTTCCTTTAACTGCATCTGATATTGCTCAAGCAATTAAATATGGAATAATAGATCAACGAGGTGATTTAGCTGCTAGATCAGCTTATAAGGCTGTAAGTCAAAGTATTCCCTTCTTAAATTTGTTTTACATTAAGACCGCTTTCGATTATATAATAGGTTATCAGTTGATGGAAACTCTATCTCCGGGTGTGCTTAGAAGAGTTGAAAATAGAATGGAAAAAGATTATGGACAAGAATTTTTATTTACAAAACCATCAACGAAGTTTAAAGGATTTAGATAATGACAGTATCAACAACTATAATTAAATCATCTCACAATGGTAATGGCTCAACCACAACCTTTGCCTACAACTTCAAAATTTTTGCGGACACAGACTTAGTAGTAATCATAAGATCAGCAGCAGGAACTGAGACAACTAAAACTTTAACAACTCACTATACAGTAGCGGGTGCAGGTGATGCTAGTGGAGGTTCAATTACCTTTACATCTGGCAATATACCAGCTTCAGGTGAGACAGTTGTTATAAGAAGGAATGTCCCG